ATTGATGACATTACTCCTATTAAAGGATATGATCGAGTTGAGCTTGCCCATGTTGGCGGTTGGACTGTTGTAGTTGGAAAGGGAGAATTCCATGCGGGTGATCCTGCTATTTATTTTGAAATCGACTCTAAATTACCTGAAGTAGAGCCTTTCACTAATATGGAATTTCTTTCTAAAAAACACTATAAAATTAAAACTCAAAAAATGTGCAAGTCTATTTCTCAGGGCTTATTAATGTCTGCCGCAAATTTTGGATGGACTATTGTTCCTCAATTTGTTGGAGATAGAACATATCTTGATATTGTAGATAACGATGGTATTAAACATAGAGCAGATGATGAATCTCGTTTCTTAACTAAACAACTTGGTGTAACTTATGCAGAAGCAAGTGATAATAAACGAAAAGCAGCTTCTGTTGATAAATATAAAAGAATGGCTCAACGTCATGGGAAACTCTTTTCTAAACAGCCTTTCCGCTGGCTTATGAAACGCACTTGGGGTAAAAAAATTCTTTTTGTGTTTTTTGGACGTAAAAGAGATAAGAAAAATAACTGGCCTCAGTGGGTAAAAAAGACTGATGAAGAAAGAATAGAAAATTTACCGTATCTTTTCAATGATAAGTCTGAATGGATTGCAACTGAGAAAATTGATGGAACTAGTACTACTTTTACAATGAAACGCGGCAGATGGCCTCATAAAGATGAATTTTATGTATGTTCAAGAAATGTAGTTTTTGACAAGCCAGATAAAGCTTGTTTTTATAATACCAATGTTTATACTGAAATGGCAGAAAAATATGATATTTATAATAAAATGAAAGATATGTTAAATCATTTTCCAGTTTGTGATTGGATTACTATCCAAGGAGAAACTTATGGAGATAGTATCCAAAAGCGTGGATATCATATGAATGAACACAATTTTATGGCCTTTAATTTCATCACTTCAACAGAAGGTAGGTGGAATTCTGAATATATGAAGGATCTTCTTGAGAAGTTATACGGAATTCCTTGTGTACCAATCCTAGATACTCATTATGTTTTACCAAATACTTTAGATGAACTTCGTGAATATGTAGATAGTGAAAAATCCATCATTGATGGCGAGCTGAGAGAAGGGATTGTATTCCGTTCTCTTGATGGAATCCGCTCATTTAAATGTGTATCACCAACATATTTACTTAAATATCATCAGTAAAAATAAAAGAAAAACAAATAAAGATTATCTTTATTTGTTTTTTTTATTATTTTTTGTTATAATATATATAAAGAAAAAGAGGTGTTTATTATGAAACTTAAAACATGGATAAAACAAATTGACCCTATAGTAGATGTTGTTATTTGGGGCGATAGTAGTACAGAGCCTTTATTCGAAGGTAGTATGCTTGATATTCCATGGCATCTTGTTGATTTACCAATAGGACGAAAAAATAAAGCTGATACTGATGAGCCTATTTATATTTCTATAGATAAAAATGAATTTGGAATTGAGCAGCCTACCATTACAATTAATGTTATTGAATAAATCACAGAAAGAAGGGATAATAATGTCACAAAATTTAATTTCAGAAATGTATTGTACTAACTGCGGGAATAGAGGAATTAATATTCCAAGAAGAAGTGGCCATTATAGAAAAGCAGGACATTTAAAAAAATTATATTGTATTCATTGTAAAAAAGAATGTAATCATGTTGAAATTCACCCATTTTTTACTCACTATAATTATGAAGATTTTAAATTAGAAATAAAATATAATAATTTTAATAAAGATGGAGAAAGAAAAGAGCCTTATAAAATTTTTAAAAATAATTTAAGAAAAAGAGGTGTTATTTAATGGGTAATTTATATTTAATGTGCGGATGTCCTGGCGCAGGTAAATCAACTTTTTTAAAAAATAAAGTAAAAAAAGATGAAAATTTAGTTATTGTTTCTCGTGATAAAATTCGTTTTTCAATTGTAAAACCAAATGAAGAATATTTTTCTCACGAAGATGAAGTTCTTAAAGAGTTTTGGAAACAGATTAATACTGCATTAGCTGAAAATAAAGATGTTTTAGTTGATCAGACTTCACTTACCCCTAAATCAAGAAAATATCTTCTTGATCATGTAACTGGGTATACATATGCGAATATTATTTGGATTAATGAAGATTTAAAAACTTGTTTAGAAAGAAATGAAAAACGCAAGGGAACCCGCTCCTACGTGCCTAGAGGGACTATTCGACGGATGTATTTTCAGTTTGTAGAACCGTCTCTCAGTGAAGGCTTTGATTATATTTTTTATTACAATAGCAAAGAAGATCAGATTAAATACAAAGGAGGAGTATCTTAAATGATTTATTTTTCATCAGATTTACATTTTAATCACAATAAGCCATTTATATATGAACCACGCGGTTTTAAATCTATTTATGACATGAATGATACAATTATTGAAAATTTTAATTCAATTATAACACATGACGATGATTTATATCTTCTTGGGGATACTTTTCTTGGAGATTTAGATGCGGGAATTAGTCTTTTTAATCAGCTTCCGGGAAAAATTCATCTCGTTTGGGGAAATCATGACACCAACACACGCAGTATTGCGATGACAGAATGTCCCAATGTAGTTGAAATTTGTAGCTATGCTAGTGTACTTCATTATCATAAATGGCATTTTTATCTTAGTCATTATCCTACTTGCACGACTAATTTTGATGATTATCAAAAACCGCTAAAGCAGCGCATACTTTGTCTTGCTGGGCATACTCATTCTAAAGAAAAGTTTGAACCATGTGGTTCTTATAATGTTGCGGTTGATGCTCATAGCTGTTTTCCAGTTTCTATTGAAGAAATTATTAAAGATTTTAAAAATTTATAGGTCAAAATAAAATAATATTTTTAATACTTTTTTAAATTATATTAAGAAATATTTTAATACAAAAGGAGATAATAACAATGGAAACTTTTGGTATTGCAACTGTAGTTGCTATTACTGTTATTTGTTATTTTATAGGTGAAGTAATTAAAGTTTCTCCAATAGATAATAAATATATTCCTGCTATTGTACTTATTATTGGTGCGGTGTTAGGTGGTTGCGGAATGTATATTATTCCAGACTTCCCCGCAACGGATATAATCAACGCTATTGCGATTGGATTTGCTTCTGGCGGTGCATCAACAGGAATAAATCAGACATTTAAGCAACTTACAAAATAATTAACGTGTATTGAAGAGGTATTTAACGACATAAATGTCGTTAAATACCTCTTTTTTATTTTTGACAAAAATAAATTATTATTATATAATATATTATTATAAAGCTAAAGAGGTATAAAATATGTTATATATTTATATAGATGGGGCCTGCCGCGGCAACGGAAAAGAAAATTCTCACGGCGGTTTTGGTATAGTAATTTTTGATGAAAATTATAATTTAATTGATGCTTATTGTGAATATTTTGATAATATAACAAATAATCAAATGGAATTAAAAGCATTTTTAAAAACATTTGAATTATTAAATACAAAATATAAAAACAATCAAGCAACTATTTATTCTGATTCTGCATATTGTATAAATATCCTCAATTCTTGGATTTATAAATGGAGCCAAAATAATTGGCAAAACAGTAGCGGTAAAACAATAAAAAATTTAGATATTATTTTATCTCTATATGAATATTATAATATAAATTTTTTCATAAATCAAATCTATATAATTAAAGTCGATGGTCATAAAGGAATTATAGGCAACGAATTAGCAGATGCTCTTGCAACAGCAGACGTGCTAAAATTTTCAAATATTATATTACAAAACAATATAAATATTAATCTTTCTGAAAAAACTTGCTAAATTTAAAAAATTATGTTATAATAATTATATAATAAAAAAGAGGTAAAATATATGAATTATATAGATAATATGACAATTATTAAAGAACTTAATAATTGTCTTTATCAAGAAAAAGGACCAAGAGAAATAGAAATAGAAAAAATTTTAAAAGAAGAGAAAGATCAATATGAAAAAGATAAAAAAGAGTTTTACTCTAATCCTTTACATTGGTCTAATAATAAAAGAAAATATACAGGTTTACCAGTTTTACGCGGTAAAATAAATAAACATAGAATTAAAACATTTAGATCTTTTCGTCCTACTCCTCGTGTATTTTTTCTTATTGAAGATACTATTAATGAAATAATTTCCGATCAAATACAAAAACCAGAATTTTTTAACTCTTTTGTAGAAATCAAAAATTTTAAAGAAGGAAAAAAACTATGAATGATAAACATTTGTATACAGAGGACAGCATTGAAAGTCTCTCACCCCTTGAATTTACTAGGCTTCGCCCACAGGTTTATGCGGGTGATTGCACATATTCAACTCAGTTGTTAGTAGAAATAATTTCTAATGCAGTAGATGAATATCGTCTTGGACATGGAAATAAAATTGATGTAACTATTGATAAAGATATTGTTTCAGTTCGAGATTATGGACAGGGTTTTATTCCAAATTCATTTAGAGAAGATGGAAAAACAATTCTTGAAGCTGCTTTTAGTGTATTAAATACTTCAGGAAAATATCGTGACGATGGAACTTATGAAGGAACATCATTAGGATCTTTTGGTATTGGTTCTAAAATCACAACATTTCTTTCTCATTGGCTCACAGTTACTACAATTAGAGATAATCATTTTGAAAATTGTAGATTTCTTGAAGGAGTTTTTGATAAACGAGAAGCTGGAATTTGTAATGAAATAACCGGAAGAAAAACAGGTACAAGAGTAGCTTGGAAACCATCTGAAGAATTTTTTACTCATACAGAAGTTGAATTAAATAAAATAAAAGATTTATTTGAAACTATTGTTTGTCTTTGTCCAGGATTAACTATTAATTTAAATCTTGGCGGAAATAATTCTGTTCAATATTATTCAAAAAATGGAATTAACGATCTCGTAGATAAAGCTGTAAAAGATACAGAACTTATTAATAATCGTTTTTCAATGAATTTCTCAGAAGGTAAGAATAAACTTGATATGGTTCTTACTTATGCTGGAAATTATTCTTCAACCATAGTTCCTTATGTTAATACTGGTTTAACAGAATCTGGACCTCATATTACTCAGATTAAAACAGTTATTACAAGAGAATTTAATAAATTCTTTAAAGAAAAGAAGTGGCTGAAAGAAAAAGATACTAATTTAACTGGTGATGATATTCAAGAGGGAATGTATGTAGTATTTAATATTACTGCCCCTAATGTTGGATATGATGCACAGGTCAAAAGTAGAATCACAAAGATTGATATGACACCTTTTACTTCTGTTTTAAGCACAAATCTTGAAGTGTGGCTAAATAATAATGAGAAAGAAGTAAAATCTATTTTTGAGAAGGCGGCTGCCGCTCGTAAAGCACGAGACGCCGCAAAGAAGGCAAGAGACAAAGCAAGAGAACAGAATAAAAAGAAGCAAAAAGCTCTTAAGTTCGATAGTAAACTCGCAGATTGCTGGTCTAAAGATCGCATGAAATGTGAGATATATGTGACAGAGGGTGATTCAGCCTCAGGAAATTTAAAACTGGCTCGTGATAATGAATTCGTTGCGGTTATGCCCGTTCGTGGCAAAATTCTTAATGTAAGAAAAGCAACACTTGATAAAATTCAGAAAAATGCTGAAATTATGACAATGATTGATGCCTTTGGTCTTACTGTTGATATGAAGACTATGAAGTTGACTTATAATAAAGAAGATCTTCGTTATGGAAAGATTATAATTGAGTCCGATGCTGATGTTGATGGAAGTCATATTAAGAATCTATTTTACACCTTTATATGGACTTTCTGTCCGCAATTAATTCTTGATGGATATGTATATGCAGGAGTTCCCCCTCTTTATAAAATTACAGAAGGTAAAGATACTTATATTTATTTAAAAGATGACGCAGAACTTGAGAAATATAGAGCTAGTCATAAAGGAAAGAAGTATCTCGTTAATCGACTCAAGGGACTCGGAGAGATGTCGCCAGATGAGACCTCAATTCTTGTAGATCCAGACAAACGAATTATTAAACAAGTAACTGTAGAAGATGTTGCGGCGGCTAATAAATTATTTGATGATTTGATGGGAACTCAAATTCTTCCTAGAAAAAGATTTATTCAGCAACATAGTGCGGAGGCAACTTATGGAACTTAATGTATTAAATGAAATATATGATGCTTATAAAGGTTGTTTAGAAGAAGCTTCTTCAATGTGGAAAAGTGAATATTGTTGTAGTGCAAAAGAAGCAAAGCAAAGAGATATAGCAGATGAAGAAGATTTAAAATATTTTGAATCATTACTTCAAAAAATAAATAATAATTGGAGGCCAAACAATGCAGAGTGATTTAATAAAAGAATTAAGTACAAACTTCATTGAATACGCCGCATCCGTCAATTCAGATAGAGCAATACCAAATGCTACTGATGGTCTTAAACCAGTTGCTAAACGAATTTTATATGGAGCTTTTACAGGTGGAAGGTCTAGTAATAAACCCCATGTAAAATGTGCAAAGATCGTTGGAGATGTAATGGGATCTTATCATCCTCATGGGGATTCATCCATTTATGGTGCATTAGTTCGCCTTGCTCAGGATTGGGTGATGCGTTATCCTCTTATTGATTTTCACGGTAATGTAGGTAACCAGGCGGGAGATGGGCCTGCCGCCCCTCGTTATACAGAAGCAAGACTTTCTAAATTAACAGAAGACGGGATGCTACAAGGTTTAAAGAAAAATAATGTTGATTTCATTCCTAATTATGATGAAACAACAGAAGAACCTGTTGAACTTCCAAGTATTTTTCCTAATCTTCTTTGTAATCCTAATAGCGGAATTGGTGTGGCTATGGCTTGCTCTTGGGCGCCGCATAATCTTACTGATGTTGCAGTTGCTATCCACGCTTATTTAAGTGGGTTAGAACCTACTTTACCAGGGCCAGATTTTCCAACTGGCGGCATTATTATTAATTCTAAAGATATTCCTGCAATTATGAAAACAGGGCACGGTAGCGTCAAAATTCGCGGTAAATATGAAATTGATAAGCAGAAAATTATTTTTACAGAAATTCCATATGGTACCACCATTGAAGGATTAATGACTGAAATTGGTGAAGTTTCAGATGCAAAGGAAATTGAAGGTATTAATAATATTCGTGATGAATCTAACAAAAAAGGTGTTAGAATTGTTATCGAATGCGATAAAGGTATTAATCCCGCAAGTATTGTAAATAAACTTTTTGCAAAAACAAATTTACAAAGTTCATTTAGTTACAATCAGGTTGCTCTTGTTAATAAAGTCCCAACTGAATTAAATCTTAAAGATTGTATTAAAATTTATGTTGACCATAATATTAAATGTATCAAAAGAGAAACTGAGTTTGATTTAAACAAAGCCATTGATAGACTTGAAATTGTTAATGGCTTACTGCGGGCTCTCGAGGATATTGACAACATCATAGCGCTGATTAAGGGCTCTGAAAGTGCAACTGTCGCAAAAGAGAATTTAATTAAGAAATATCAGTTCACAGAAAATCAAGCTAAAGCAATTTTGGCTATGAAACTTTCTTCTCTTGCAAAACTTGAAAAAATTGAATTAGAGAAAGAAGCTGAAGATTTAAAAAATAAAATTTTTATGTTAAATCAAATTTTAGACAGTCGAGATGAACAAATTGGGATCCTTAAAGTGCGACTTCAGGGACTAGTAAAGAAATATGGCGACGCCCGCCGCACCGAATTAACTAACATTGAAATTAAACCAGAAGATAAAATTATTGAAGAAGTTGTTCCAGAAGACTGCGTTGTAATTCTTTCTCAAACTGGAGATATTAAACGTATTCCGAAAAAATCATTTAAAGTACAACGAAAAAATGGAAAAGGCGTTAAAACAAAAGATGATGTAATTATGTCCACTATTTCTACTAATACTATTGATAATCTTCTTCTTTTTACTAAAAAAGGCAAGATGTTTAAAATTATTGTAGATGAAGTTCCTGTTGGTACAAACGTGTCAAAAGGGGTTCATGTTGGTACATTAATTAATATGGATCAGGATGATGAAGTAATTGCAATTACATCTCTTGCTAGAAGTAATACAGCAAAATATGTAGTATTCTTTACCAAACAAGGATTAATAAAGAAAACCTATCTTGATGAATATACTAAAATAAAACGTAGTACTGGCATCGCTGCAATTAAGCTTAACGAAAATGACTCTATTGCAAATGTAGCTTTTATTAATGAAGAAGATATACTTGTAATTACAAAAAATGGAATGTCTATTCATTTTGAAAGTAAAAATATTAATCCTATTGGCAGAGTTGCGGTAGGTGTTAAAGTTATAAAATTGAATGAAAATGATGAAGTAATTATTGGCTTACCAATTCAATCTAAAGATGATATAATTGCAATATTTTCTTCTAAAGGATATGGGAAAAAGACTTCTATTCACGAATTTACTTTACAAGGTAGAGGCGGAAAAGGATTATTAATTTATCATCCTAATGAAACCTGTGGACATATTATTGGTGCAACTATTTTGTCTGATAAAGACACAGTGCTGTTAACAGGACAGCCAAATTCTATTTGTATTTCTTCAGAAGATTTACCTTTATCCGGTCGCAATAGTTTTGGAAATATTATGATTAAGTCAAATATTTTATCTGTAGTAAAATTATAAAATAATGAGGGGAACTATCCCCTCATTTTTGATTTTTTATAAAAAATATTTTATAATATATTTATAAAAAGACAAGGAGAAAAATTATGAAAAATCTTTCAAATGAAACTCTAATAAAAGCGATAAATGTAAATAATAATGTTATGTTAGCTACTTTTTATACAAATAACCCTTCTGAATTTTTAAAAATGTATAAATTTTGTTTAATAAATACAATTCCTGTGACAGTTACAGTAGATAAAGAAGTTCAGATAGAAGAATTAGAAGGAGATATAGTAGATATTATAGTTAATTTTGGTGGAGGAGATTATATTCCCTGTATAGAAGTACTTATAAATATTTGGTAAAAGGATTTAATTAAATGGAAAAATACGATATTAAAAATTTAATTAATGAATTAAATAGATTAACAAAACTTTATGATGAAGGACATCCAGAAGTTACCGATAAAGAGTGGGATAATCTCTATTTTAAACTGCAAAAACTAGAAGAAGAAACTGGTATTATTTATCCAAATTCGCCAACTCAAACCATTCATTTTGAAAAAGTTTCTGAATTAAAAAAGGTTAAACATAATCACCCCATGCTTTCTCTTGATAAAACAAAAAATATTGAAGATATAAAATCTTTTGTTAATGGACATAGTTGGATTGCTATGGCAAAATTAGACGGATTAACTTGTTCATTAAGATATGCTAATGGTGAATTAATTTCCGCAGAGACAAGAGGGAATGGTATTGAAGGAGAAGATATTACTCATAATGCAAAAATAATTTCTTCAATTCCACAAAAAATTAATTATAAAGATGAATTAATTGTAGATGGAGAAGTTATATGTACTTATGAAAATTTTGAACAATTTAAAAATGATTATAAAAATCCAAGAAATTTTGCAAGTGGAAGCATAAGATTATTAGATTCAAAAGAATGTGTTAACCGCAACCTAACCTTTATTGCATGGGATATAATTAATAAAAAAGACTGTCAAACTTTAACAGATAAATTACAAATATTAAATCTTTTAAATTTTAAAATTGTTCCATATTTTAATAACAGTTCAAATTATTCAATTGAAGAAGCCGTTACTTTAATTAAGAACAATTGTAAAAATGTTTATCCTATTGATGGAATTGTTTTTAAATATGATAATATTGATGACTATGAGGCGGCTGGCCGCACAGATCATCATTTTAAGGGCGGTTTAGCTTATAAATTCTATGATGAAACTTACTCAACTAGATTAAAATATATTCATTGGACAATGGGGCGCACAGGTGTTCTTACTCCAGTTGCAGTATTTGATCCTATTGATATTGACGGTTCAACAGTAGAAAGAGCAAGTTTACATAATTTAAGTGTAATGGAAAATATTTTAGGTATTCCTTTTGAAAAACAAAAATTGCAGGTTTTTAAAGCAAATATGATTGTTCCGCAAATTTATAGTGCAGAAAAACCAAAAGAAAAACCTAGTAGTCCTATTATTCCATTAATAGAAAAATGTCCTATTTGCGGTGAAGA